GTACGAAGCTAAGCGGTCGATTGTTCGCCATGCTGTGCGTCAATTTCTGAGCTGTCCACAGCTTGATTCCTTCGCCTACCGATGAACTCGTTGCGCTATGTAAACCTCAACTGCGTAACTCCTGAGTTGTTTTGAGTTGCTGATTGAAACTGCGAGATCTTTGATAGGGGTGCAAAATTGGCTGCTGCCGAGGTTAGATAGTTTTGAGAATCGATCGTTAAAACACCTTTGCCGGTAGCGCGATCGACCGACAATACCGGGCGATCCTTCCAGTTCGTTGCGGCGCTTGCCGCCGTCGAAGTGCTGCTAACACCAGCATTCCAACTCATGAGCTGAGTGAATGTGGCGCTTGACGATCCGGTTGACACCGCGTTGCTCGAAACGTAAAAAAGCCAGTCGCTCCCGGTGTAATGAACCAAGGCGCGATCGCGACCCGAAAACACCTTTTCACCGACTGAGGTAGGAGCGGTGGAAAAGTCACCAAACAGCTCGATAATATCGCCCGCCGTCGGGGTAGCGGGCAGTGTGAGAGTTAACCCAGCGCTGACTCGATACTTACCGCCCGCAACTAATTCGATATCGCTCGTAACACTTTGCCATCCCCCCGCCTCACCACCAACGACAGACCAGGTGGAGGAAACGCGATCAAAAACGATAAGTCGATCGTTATTCGGTGTCAGCTCGTCATCGTCGATCGTGACACCACCGGTCGGGACGATCGTTGATGAAACCGTATTGGTAGACGGGCTGACCAAACGGATCAGACCATTGCCCTCGCTGATCGTCGGTAACGTGATCGTGAGATCGTCACCGATAACGAGATACTGCCGGAAATTGGCGGCGGTGAAATCAGCCTCGTTAGCAATGAGGGTCGTCCGTAGCGTGGCCTCGTTTGCATCGACTTGAGCGGTTGATTGCAGCGCTTCGATCGCGGTTCGTAGGGCGGTGTTACTGTCAGCAATTTCGGTCAACGCTGAAGTGGCATCGGTTAACAGATCGTTGAAAGTGGTCATCGTTTTAGGAGTATTGGATTTTAGTTTCGAGGCTAGTCAATCGACCGCTCTGCTTTATCTGCTCGATCAATGAGGCCGTCAGCGAAGATTCGACCGTATTGATCGACACCGTTGAATCGGTGGATAGCGTGACGGTTACGGAGTCCGGTGGTAGGCCGACTAGGTGCTGATTGAAGCTGAGATATTGACCACGGCTCAAAGCTGACAGATTGGTTAGGGCTAGCAGATCGGGGGAGCTAACGATCGAAAATAAAACGCCGGTCGTGGTGATCGCACCAATCTCTCGGATCGCCGCCGATCGCTGAAACGAAACATTGACCGGCGCGTCCACGGCGATCGTTCCTGCATTAAGCCGCGTGACCTTCGCGACCCGTTGATCGTAGGTATAATCAACGCCCTCGGTGTAGATGGTGGAGCTACCCTGAGAAGACACGACAACCCCGATCCCGGTCGGGATTGCGGTCGGGAGCTGAATCCGATTGGCATTAAATGAAGCGGCGACGATCGGCTGCTCAACACCATAATCCGAGCGAACGATCCGCACCGTCTCGCCTGGGGTGATCGCTCCGGTCGGTTTTCGGGCGATCTCGCACCGGATCGGATCGACGGTGTAATCAGCTCCGGTGTACGTCGTCAAACCATCGGCACTGGTGATGATCACGGACGAGATCTTGCTTTCCATATTTGATGGGTACAAATACAGAACGTCACCGTCAAATTGATACGGCTCTTCTTGCGCGGGGGTGACGATCGCCGTGATCCGCTTGATTCCATCGCCAATGATTTCGTACGACGATATGGGGATACGCAGGAATTCGCCTAGAAGTTCGGTCGCCAAAGGGGTCGGAGTCCATCCGCCTGAACCGATCGCGATGTGCGACAGCTCGACATGCAAACCCGCGATCGCCGCGCCATTCGCTTCATTAATTCCGGCTAGGGTCGGGAGTCCAACGACACTGTTCGTAGTGGTCATAATGAGAAACTTTCAAACCAAGTGGCAAGGTAAATCATCGGTGTCGCGGCGCTCGCAACGGGGGAGGGTATATCAAATTCGATCACGGTGAAGCTATCCGCCACCGACACGATCGCGAGATCTAAACGTGGTAGATCGATCGGGGCAACATCGATCAAAACCTCGTCATATTGATCCGCGTTAATCCAAAGCCCGAGTCCGAGAATTTCGCTGAGGCGATCGGGGTCAACCCAGCCGTCATCGTCGGGCGGGACGACTTCACCGTCGTAAAATCCGGTGGTCAGCAAGATCCGGCGCGACACCGCTTTAACGGCATTTACCAACACCTCGATCTGAACAAAGTCAGCCGGGTCGGTTGGATCAAAACCGGACGCATAATTCAGGTTTGACCAGGCGATCGCCGTCGCTGTATAAGGTTCACCCTTTGGTACGATTTGCCACCACTCCACCAACTCAACCCCAACACCGATCAAGCCGAGCGTGAAATTGATCGCCCACGGTGTACCCTTCAGCCGGACGATCGGTAGCGCATTTTTGATGATTTCGCGGATACCCGTCTCGCCCAACTGATTCCAGGCGGCATATTCTTCAAGCGAAAATAATTTCAGTAGGTGGGGCAACATTGAGGCATCAACGGCGTCAATATCCCACCAGTTCATCATCGAGCGATCGGTGAAAAACTCAATGCGTCGGGCAATCTCACAAGCAATCTCGCTTGAATGTAAGGCGCGTGGTGTAAAGAGTGTTGGGATTGTCATGGCAGAGAATCCCCGCCGATCGTGATCGTGATCGCCCCGACCTGGAGCCATTGCGATCGCGTTAGCACGATTGAATCGTCAGGGTTTCCATTGGCGAGTAAGACAGCATCCACCGCCAAAACACCGTCCACCGCGATCGCCACCGCCTCGATCTGGCTAACGTGAGTTGAAGCACCGAGTAATCCAGTTCGGATCGCCAGTTCAGCCAGGATCGCATCAGTGACCGCCGATCGCACCGCGTCAGTTTGAAACGCCGGTTTTAGATAGATTGTGATCGTGGCGTCCAGAACGATCGGGGTTGGGGCGAGAAGCCAAACGTAGTCGCCAATGATCCGGCCTTTCTCGCTGGCACGGATCTCGGTTTGCAGCGATTCGAGTAGCGCGTTGGTTGGTAAACCTGATTCGGTCAGGACAAAAATTTCGGCATGACCGTCAAGCGCGTCACGATTTTCAGCCAATCTCTCGATCGGTCCGAAGACAGCGACATCGATGATCGCCGGACTCCGGGCTTTGACGATCGCGGCATAACCTTCAGCACTACCCGGCGCAGCAGCTTCGATCGCCGCCGGGATTCGTTCACGCAACGACTCATCATCTTCACGATCCGCCCCACCGGACGCGGCGGCGGCATTCGTCACCTTGACGAACGGGATTAACGAAACCAGGTACTCGATCGTATTTGCTTCAACATTCCCGATCGTCCCATCAACAACCGCTTTCGCCGATAGCGTGATCGTGGCATCAACATCACCCGCCGGTAACGATCCGGCTTCGGTCAGCTCAAAAAATTGATTGTCAGCCGAGAGGCAACGTAAACCAATAGGAAATGACAACGCCAAGGGTAGCGGCGCTGTCACGGAGAGACTAAGAGAAGTTAGCGAAAATGCCGCTGGTAACCGTTCAACCCCAAACGGATGAGCTATTAAATCCAGGTTTGCCCCGGTCGCATAACTCAACATCGTTTGCCGCGCCCCTTCAATCGTCGCGTGTTGCGACAATGTGTAGGCGAACGCGATCAAGTCCAATAGAACCGAATCGGGGTCACCGTCCGACACGTGGCGTTGCAACGCTGAAGAAAAAGCGAGACGAAGGAGTGAGGCGTTTTCTTCAGCATTGGGCGTCTGGACGATCGCACCCGACAGGCTTGGAGTTGAGATTGTAGGAGCTGTCAGCGTCATAGGATTATTTTACCTCTAATACCCCGCATTACTAGGGTACTGTCGCTAAATCAAAACGTTAGATTGCGTTGGGATAAAGTTTCCGCCGATCGGTCGCCATTCGATCATCAATTCGATCAAGCCTTGAGCTGCGAAATTGATCACGGTAGCGGACATGATTTCGACGCGCGGCTCCCATTGGCGTAACGCTTCAACCGACTCGCGTTCAACGGCTAACCGCACTTCCACGGTACGAGGTTGATCGATTAATTCCGGTAGTCGAGATCCGAACGTGAGGCGTTGCGGGACATCCCCCGGTCGCGTTCTCAGAATTACGCCGAAGCTTTGTCGAATCACGGCAGCGTTGATAATTTCCGAACGCTTACCGCTCAAATCCAAGGATCGATACTGTGGCAAGCGTTCGGGCAGTGCCGATCGATGGGATTCAACTCGATTATTCCACCAGGCTAAAACGCTATCCATCTATACATACCAAAGGGTTCAGCTCTATTTTTAACAATTTTACCCCGAAAATGCCTACAAACAGATTTCGATATGATATAATAAGATTACAAGCAAAAGAAATAGTCAATAAAGACTGAGAGGAAAATGCTACAAACACAAACATTAATGTGCCGGTTACCGGCTCACCCGGTAAGCGATCGGGTCACTCCAATCGAGTCCTTTGAAATTGCGATCGCGCTAGATCAAGGGACGCCGATCATGCAAGATATCATTGCAGCGTGTCAGGTGGAGGACATGATTTTCCTCATAACCCGCTTAGTCGGAAAGTTTAAATTTGCGTGGCCGATCGCGGAGTCAGTATTATTTGAACGACGGTTACCGATAGCGAAGGAATACAAAGTAGAACGCCGGTCAATCACTCAAGTTAAAGAGTATAAGGTTTGGGACGATCTTAACGAGTGTTTTGTTTGGGAAGAACTCAGCAATACGACCTGGATTTTCAAGACGATCAAAGGCTACACCGATTACGAGATTTACAACGCATTCAAGGCTCTGACGGGCTTCTGTGACTTGCGAGCGGGGGTTGGATATCCTGACGACGATGAGTTTTAGGGTGAGCGAGCGGATCTATTTATTGAGAAAGAAAAATGTACGACGATGATAGCAACGGTTTCACAAACGGACGTAAGCCCCGCGCTTCGGTATCAATTCAGCGCCGTTTCGATCTAGGAAATTATGAGCATTACCAGATTTCGGTTAGTGCTTCTGAGGATCTAGAACCGGGCGAAACGATGGACGAAAAGATCACCCAATTAATTGCAGAGTGTTCCGTCGGGATTTATAGCGGTGCGGCGGAAGAAGTCGAAGAAAATAACCATCCAAACAAGATCGCACAACGGTTTGTCGCATTCAAAAAACTCGACGACTTTGATTGATCATCAAACTGTCGAACCCGTTCGTTAATTAATCGAGAGAAATAAAGATGGCTATCAAAGGTTTGACCGATTTACGGAATGGGGGAGTGCTACCCACGATTGGGACGGTACGCAAGGGAGCAGCTAAGGCCGGTAACAAACCCGGCGCGGATCTAGATTCGTTCCGAGTTACCTCGAAATATGCTGAGGTACTAAAAGAGTTTGAGGCTGAATACAGCAAGATCGGCGGCTTGTTCCCCGTCGGGATCGGGATCATTTTGGTTCACGACTCGATCGAGGCTAATTTCCCTACCAGCATGGAAGCCTGGGACGCGAAGGGATTGTTACGCCGTTGTGATGGCGAAACCCAGTTCCTGCATTTGGCAGGTAACAAGATGAGCCAAACGCGGCTACCGTGTCTCGGTTGCGACGGTGGTAAAGACAGTTGCAAACCCACGGGGCGGCTCCGTTTCGTCGTCCCACGAATCCGATCACGGGTCGGATCGTTCGAGCTTGAGACGCATTCTAAGTGGGACTTGATCAGCATCTCGCAATGTCTACAGGTGATGCGTGAGATCTTAGGATCTCTGACCGGCGTTCCGATGGTGCTATCCCGTGAGCAGCGAGATATCACCGCACCGATGGGCGAAAATCGCGGGCGAGTTACCAAATCGTTGATCAATCTGCGTCCCCATATCTCAGTGGGTGAGTCCATAGCGCGGACGATCGAAGCCCGCATGATGACCCGGATCGCTGAAATCGCGGGGGCGTCCGACACGCTCATGCTGGAAGCTTCAGCGGAACCCGAATCCGCTCTACCAGGTGAGATCGTCACCGTCGGTTAACAACTGAAGCGCTCAGAGTCTCGATCGTGGCTCTAGGCGCTTCTTCTTTTAGGAGGCACGACATGCGAGCTTTTACTGTCCACCGGCCTTGGGCTTGGGCGATCGCTTACGCGGGGAAGGATGTCGAGAATCGAGATTGGGATCATCGCCTGCCACCAGGGACGCCGATCGTGATCCACGCCGGAAAAAAGTGGGATGCCGACGGCGCAGCCTGGATAGCGGAGAAATTTAACACCGTAGTTCCACCCGAACCGGATCAACCGAGTGGAGTTATCGCGACCGCTACGATCGGGAAATGTCTACCCTTGAGCCAAACCTTTTCACCGTGGGCGACGGGTGAACTTTGCTGGCCTCTAGCGGAGGTGCGAGCGCTGGCAAAGCCGATCCCGTTTCGTGGGCAGCAAAAGATTTTTAACATCCCTGATAGCGTCGTCACTCCTGACACCCTGCGCTCCTTAGTCATCCCCAAAATCGAACCCGGTGATCACGTCCAGTTCGATGATGCTGGCTACGGCGGTGGTATTCGTACCGGGGTGGTGATCGGGAAAGGTAACCAATTTTTATCGATGTCGCAATACTGGATCGTCGATCCGGACGATGGTGGTAACCCGCGATTTCTATTGCCCATTCAGTTGACCCAAATTTAGAAGATCGTCGGATACGTCCCCGGCGTGTTCGCTTGATCGGTATACGGATGCAAATGCGTCACGGTGCAAACGGGTTGATTGTTGAGCGTGAACTTGCCGACATTATCCCAATGCACCCAAGAATCACCCGCGCTAAACGTATATTTTTTAAGCAGTTCAACCCCGGTGTCATCACCGAGAATGAAACTCTGACCGATCGCGTTTTGAAAGACGATCGCACCGAGCTTGGTGAGGGTTAAACTAGCGCCCGACTTGGTTCGGATTTGGACGACTTCCGCCTCGATTTCGTATAGCAGATCCGCCGTATGTGTTTGATTGACGTTGGCATGAGTTACGCGATCGCCTGGTGTCGTTTCAAAGAATCGAGGCGCGTTTGCATCGTAATAATGCTCTGCCCCGTCATCATGCTTCCACCCTTGTAGATCTGGGTTTGAGTATGGTGCGGGGCGTTCGTCGTTGTAATACCCGCCAACCCAGATCCCCTTATTTGAATTTTGATTGAGGATCAAGACCCCGGCGTCGCCAATCTGGGGTAGACCATAATTGCGGTATCCCTTTTGACTTGCGAGGGGAACCGCGACCCGTACCCAAGGGCTTTCGATCGGGTTGCCCGTATCCGCATTCTTTCGACCGGGAATCGAACACCGCACCCACATTTTTTCGGCGTCGAGTTTGGTGATCGTAGCTTGCTGATAGATTCGCGGGGTAGCGTCGTCAGTCTTACTCGCCATTTGCGTTGCGATCGGCATTGTTCTAAATCTCGCGAGTGACGGTTAATTTACCGAGGTCGATAATTTTTCGACAGCTCAGACGGCTCTCGTAGCCTTGGGCGTTCAGCGAGTGGTCAACCTCTTTGATCTGGTAGATCCCATCGATCACCACACCGCACCCGGTCAGGTCAAAGTTAATCCCGGCTTGGTAAATCGATGATCCTAATAACGTCAATCGCAACGTAATTTTATCGGCATTTTTTTCGCGTAAGGCCGACTCCGCGCGGGTGATCGCCTGCTCTCCTGAATCGATCCCCTGCTCGGTGATCTCAAACGTTTCACCATCCGGCAACCCGCTCGCGGTGACCAGATAGGCGATCGATTCATCGGTATCCGGGTTCTCGCAAGTGACGCGGCAAGCGCCGTAAACATCGTCGAGTTTGTCGCTGTAATCCGGTACACCGATCCAATCCGTCGGGGCGATCGAGAACTGGGTCGGAGCTTCGTCGAGTTCCTTTTGCGTGAAGACCACCAAGCGCTGACCGTCTTCGATCTTGAATAGGTGATCGTGCTTCGCCGCCTCAGTGCTTAAAAATTCGATATCGGTTTGGTTTTCCTGGGTCAACCGCTCAAGCTTGATATCTTCGATCGTGCCGACCAACTCCAATTTGTAGCGATCGGCAAACTCCGCAAATAGATCCCGTAGCGTGATGTTTTCCCACGTCCGATCGTGCCGGGTTCGGAGTCCCTTCAATACCGGTGTGCCGGTAGCTCTCAGGTTGAACTCTGTTTGAAGGTCGGAGTCGATATCTGAAATCGTGCCCTCGCGCTCCTGCACCTCGATCGGCTGACCATCGACAGACCAGCCGAATACGACCGAAAACACCTCACCTTGAACCGGGTATAACGATTCACGCCAGACGCCGGTTGTATCAACGATCGACAAGCTCAACTCGTCTGATTTATCGTCGATCGAGTCTCGAAACGATAGCGAGATAAATTCGAGATTGGCGTCGGGTACGGCACTCGTCAGCTTTTGATCACCATACTTAACCGTGAAATAGGGGCGGCGTTGGGGCATTAGGTTTTCGCGGTTTTCCACGGCGGGGCGATCGTCGGGAAGCCGGTAGTCGTGAGGAGAGTGTGAGCGGGAATCAACAGCTCCACACCCGCCGGGAGTACCGGAGAAAAGCGATCGGCTCCGATCATCGGGTTTGCGCGGATCAAGGATTGAACACTGATATCGAAGCTCGCCGCGATCAAGTCGAGTCGATCAAGCTGCCCGGTTCGATAGGTGCGGAAAGCGATGCTCATATCAGTTCCTCTAACCAAACCGCCGTCTGGCTGTTAATTTTGGCGACCAATGCCCACGGAGAGGAAAGGTTTCGAGGCTCGGTTACCCGCGTCGGGCTTTGTGGTGTCGTTGTCCCTTCAAAGATCAAAGCAACCTCGATCGCCGTCCGGCCTGGTGAACGGGCGATTTCTGATACTGAGCAAGAAACGAAATACTCCCCCGTCTGAATCCCGCCATACGTGATCGCGACCGGCTCACCCGCCAACTCAATCCCGAGCAATTCGCCAACCAACGTATCCGGGTGGCGATCGGGCAATACCGTCGTGTCGAATAACAACGAAGCGCCCCACGTAGCGGCGTCCTGACCCACAACAAACCGGCGGCTCTGCCCTTGAAACGGCTCGACCGTCGCGACCCGTGGCGACTGCTTAAACGACGTAACCGATATCAATTCGCGTACATCGATCGCAAAATTTCCAATTTCCATAAAACGCCCACCACTTTCCTTTAGTTTACCCCAAAAAACTGGGTAAGTACGATAAAATATAGAGACAAGCAATCGTTAAGTCTAAAAAAAAGGGGAGAATAAACATCATGTTTAAAGTGTTACCAAATCGACAGCAATCCGATCATAAATCTCCAAAAAAAGCCGTGTTGATCAAAATTGTCGATAACCGTACGGTATACGGAACAATTAGCGGCGAGAAGTTCCGAACGCAGCTTGGCGATACGCAGAAATTAGCTGAACATTTAGGGATTCATTCGCAGGCGATTTGGAATTGGTCGCGAGTTGATCGAGGCACGATCGGCGTCTCTACATTCGCTGCTGTGATGGAGTTTGAAGGTTTTACACCTGAGACTGTTGACTTCCTGCCAGACCACGACACGATCAGCGAAAAGGTTAAGATCTTGACGCAGATCCAAGAATGGCAAAACGCTTTGGCGACGCCCCGATCGGCTTAAAAATACCCCTCTTAGAATCCGTTTCTGAGGGTGGTTTTAATGATTTAATAAATTTGTCAGAAGAAGGGAATTAAAGTAGGTAAAAATCGTTTTATGGGAGAAATTTATGAGCGTTATGACGAGTCGGAATTAGATAGATCGATTGTTTAGAGAGGTTAGCTTAACCGGGGTAAATCTCGATCTGGGTAGCGAAAAATACGATCGGGCGCAGTCTTTAGGGTTTGGAAACCTGGTTGATCAAACGAACGCTTGGTAAAACACCAGCAACATCGTGAACAAAAGGAGCGACCCGAGCCATTCAGCCGATGCTTGAAACAGGTCGGGAGCGATCGCGTAAAACGCTAGGCACAAGATAAAAGCGATCATGTTAACCACCAATAAAATTGACGAGAAAATTGAGGATAGCTGAGATCAGCTTAATCCCAGCGCCGACTCCAATCCCGAGAAAATAAAGTCCCCCAAACGCAACTGTCAACGCCATCAGTAATATTTTCAACTCAGCCCAGGCGGTTGGGACGAGCGTTACAAAGGACGACTTCGCGTCAAATTCATGCCCGTTCTGTCGAAATACGTGGCTCGCAATTTGGACGGCGTGAAGTTCCGAAGTTGCCCAGACAATCTCAGCCGTTCGACCGATCGCCGGATGATTGTAGTCGATCTGATAGCGGCGTTTTCGTTCTGGTTTTTGCGCGGTTGTCATGGCTAAACTCCTAGAGCATTTTTGAGCAAACTGAGGCGGTGTATTCGGCGATCGAGGGGTAGCTTTTCCCGTTGTAGGTTTGGGGTTTCGTATCGGCGTACAGCTCCGGTTTTCCTGAGTAGTGATAACTGGCAAGCATCCGGCATTGGCTTTCCGGTTCGTCTGAGAGTTTGGAAACCCGCGCCCAACCGTCTAATAAATAGCGGTGCATGGCCTCCTCCTGAAGTTCCGGCGATGCGAGGAACTTGCGATCGGTCATGTCCGATCCGAGTAGCGCTCGCATCACATCTGGCATGAACTGATATTTACCAAGCGCTCCAGAGTCCGGGTTAACTGCACCGTAGCTATTGCCCGATTCTTGCTTTGCAATCCAATCGCGGTACACATCTAAATTAAAAAGGGGCGGGATTTCGAGTCGTAGACCACCGGCAAAATTTGGGAAGTTGTCGATCGAGATGATCCGCACCGTCCCGGCTCTCGTTGGCCGATCGATCACCTCGCCATCACCGAGATAAATCGCGACGTGCGTGATCGTACCAGGAGGCCATTCACCGTATGTGTTGGCAAAAAATACCAAGTCACCCGGTCTTAAATCGCGCTTTTTTTCGATCTTCGATCCTTGATCAGCACCGAAGCTATTGGCCGTTAACGGTGACGACGGCATGATTGAATCGAGCGGTTGCCGGGTGATATCGGGGGAGACAACGATCCCGGCATCCTTTAGCACTTGGCGAACAAACGCCGCGCATTGTTCAGCTTCACCGGGTTTAAAATCTTTGCCCACCCAGGTCATTGCCGTAGCAGCAACCTTGGAGCCGCTAACCGCTTTACCCTCGTTTTTTGAGGGAGCATCGTCGGACGATAACCCGATAAATTTGGCGGCGGGCGAATTGGCAACCCGGTAAAGGTTGTAGGACAGATAGGCGTAACTCGACTTTAAAACTGGGTAAGCGGTCACGATTCCCAAGGCC